CACTAACTTTGTAAGCATTATTTGTTCCATCAGGTGCTAAATAACCACTTTCTATTGTTACATCTCCCGCATTATTCCATTGTGAAAAATCCTCTGAATAAGGTACTAATTGGGTTGTCTGCGGTTCCCACAACCAACTTCCGCACCCACTATCTGGCACTACTTCTTGCCCGAGATATTCTTTTACAGATACGTTGTCTATGCTTATATTTCCAGTAGAAGATGCATTGTTATATATTGCTAAACCGTTATTAATTCCATTCCAAACTGCGGTAATTGTATTTAAACCTAAAGATAATGCGTAAATACTACCACTTGAGCCAACTTTTACAATATAACCCCCACTTGTGGAATTTACATTAATATTAATTTGATATGTTTTCCCTAAAGTAATTCCCGATATATTTTGATTAGCTGATACATATTGTGCTGAATTAGTAGACAATAAATTGCCACCACTAATACTCCAATTTGTGCCTAAACCCCAATCACTTCCACTATCAAACCCACCATTAACAACCAACTCACTCCCTAAAGCATCTTGATAACTAAAGCCCTCGTAGTTTATTCTCGGTAGGGAGGTATCGTCTGTTATTTCGATTAATGAAACACTATTTAAAGTAATATCTACATCCGCCGATGCTCTGTAAAATTCTATATTAGAAGTTCCCGTTGGATTTATAATTCTTGTTGATATTCCTACGGTATCAAAGGTTTCATCAATTCCAGCATTAGCTACTTTTATACTTCCACTCGTTACACTCGCAACATCGACAATTAATTTATATTTTTTACCCGACACATAAGGAGCGGTTGCCATTAACTGCGTTATTGGCGATACATTTAAAAATTTTAATCTTGCAGTTCCATCTCCAAATTCTACATAATTATTAGCATCACTATTACTAACACTCCAATTTTGCCCCACCTCTTTAACCGAGATGTTTGTAATAGAGCCTATGAAATCTGAAGATTTATAAATTTCAAAATTGTTTTGGTCATAAGTACCATAAAAGACATAATCTCCATTTGCAATTATAGATGCAGATGATGTACTTCCAAAATCTACTTGTAAAAGACCGCTTGAATAATCAGATACAGTAAGTGTAACCTTACAAGTTTTACCATTTAAAGTATTTGTTTGTCTTAATTTTGACGCAGTTCCCGATACTGCAACCGCCTTATCCTCTCCAATACTCCACCCAGTACCTAAAGTCCAATCTTGACCGACCTCACGTACTGAAACGTTGTCTATTGAGCCAGTGAAACCAACTTGAGCCTCTAAATACAATGTAATCCCACTAACACTTGTTGAATAAATTACATAGTGACCGCTTTCGGTAACAATTAAGTTATTTCCAAGTGTGTTAAATCTAAATGAACCCGAAATAACATCAATGTCAAATTCTGTAATATATTGCTTACCTTGTGAAATCCCCGATAATGTTTGTGATAAATAACTTGCAGAAACTTGTGTGCCATCACTTGTTGCTTTACCACCGCTTATGCTCCAACCCGAACCTTTATTCCAATTACTATCTGTAGCAAAATCACCGTTGGTTACAAGCTCCGCACCCTCTTGTGAAAACGAGCCATTAGAAACCTCTTGTACACCTTCCTCTGAAAAATCGCCGTTCTGCACTAAATTACTCGATAGTATCTGTACATTCTCAACAAGACCTTGAGCATTTACTCTTGTAGCTGCTGAATTTCTGCTAAAATCAAAATCACCACTTCCATCACTTGGCTTTACACAAAGTGCTTCTCCATTGTTATACGCAGTAGGTGTTAATATAATTGATGCTTTATCTAAAAGGTTGCTCATTATTGTATATTTTCTAATTCATCTAAAGTTGCAGTTGTACAAGTAACATTCTCGTAGTATGTTGCTCTTGCTTGTAAGGTTAAAAGTAATGCTGGTACTGCACTACACCCAGCATATTCTTTGTAGACTAAACCCCAATTTACAGAGTTATCACAAACACCTCTACCCCACCAACTTTTAAAATATATTTCGTTTGCCATTACTTCTTGTTTTTTTTCTTTTTAAGAAATACCTTTAATTTCTCTATGTTCTTTGCCTTTGGTTTGTAAATCATAGTACCCATCCATTAAACGTAGCTTCATAACTCGGATAAATATCATCATTCACGTTATTTGTGTACTCCGGATATGTAGCTTGGTTAAAACTCATAAAGTCTATAAAACGTCTTGAATACCATTCTGCATTTGTTCTTGCTTTTTCAACTAAAAAATCAACCTCATTTTTATCTACTGTTTGTGCATTTTCAGATGTGTGCTTATATACACCACCGTTTTTAATTTGGTAAGCAGCAAATGGAATATAGTTTGCCTGGGCATACCAGATCAACATCTCCACAATAAAATCATCAAGTATTAACTTCCATCTTGCATTAGCCGGTAAATCAATTCCGGCAACAATAGCATCAGTTAAACCGGTATACATATTTGTACCTATGATTTGTTGTATATCAATCTGTTGAGCGATTTTTATGAACTGTATGAACTTGTCCGTGTCAACGTTGCCGTCAATAATTGAGTTCCTTACTAGGTCGGTTCTATTTATAAATAATACTGTTGCCATTTATTTTCTTTTATTAGTTGGTAAAAAACCCTCATTAGGCATATCTATTGGTCTTTTCGCTACAAGCCTATCATTCTTTTCCGGTTTAAAACCTCTCCGTTTAGCTTCATTCACACTTATTGTTGGTGCTAGTGGGCTTTTAATATCAATCTTTCCTTTTCCTTTTTTCATATAAGTCTTACGCATCCAAAAATGGTGACAATTACCACCCCCTTTGTATTCCCAAACCGAATATGTTAAAGCACCTTTTGGGCCCCATCCAATAGTTCTACCGTCCTTGTTGGTATATGATGAATTTACTTGCACTTTTCCCATAGCAACAATATCTTCTTTTCTGTATATCTTTTTTGCCTTAACCATCTTTTGGCAAAAATCTCTGCTATCATCTGGCTGCAAACTAGCTTTTAAGGGCGCATATTGATACCTTACTTTAAATTCAACACCATCAACTTCTTCATCTTGTTCCGATTTTGAATTTGGTCTTGCAGTTCCGGTAGATACAAAATTCCAGATCTTTGATAATAAGCTTTTATCTTTTTTGTTTAATTCATCAATTTGATAATCCAATGCTTCTTCATCCTCATAATCAACTTTCCTTTCATCAATTAAAGTCCATTCACTTAAATCTTCATCTTCACCAAATTCTTCTAGTTCAGTTTTTAATGGTACGCAATTAGGCACTTCTTTGCCATCTTTCATCTTTGTACCTATCTGCTCATAACCATCCCAACACGGTGCTTTAAGTTCTTCGTGATTTACACAAGGCATATAGTATGTTACACCCTCAACCTCGTGTTCGTGGTAACCACCGCAACCCATTTCATCAGCTACCTTTTCTGCTTCTTCTTTAGTCTTGTATGCTTCTTTTCCATCAATCTTTTTAAGATTTAATTTCTCCATCTCAACACCTGTTTCTTCTTCAATAGTTTCCTTGTCTTGTATATCACTATCTACTTCAGTAAATTCTAGTGGTTGTAAGGTCGTAAAGTATAGGTTTAAGCTAATATCATTGTAAGATAGTATATTATCAAAGCTATCAATTAAAAGTTCCTGGAATGGTCTAATAACCGTGTTGTCCATTAAAAGGCTAGCGGTCTTAATTTCGTCTGCATTGTTACCCAAACCAGATCCATCCTTTATTCCTAAAAGCATAGGTGAAACAATCCGGTGAGCCACCATTATTTTTTGTGTGCTCTCGGCTGATAAGAATTGGTATTGGTTGTGAGCATCACTTAATTGAACCGGAGTTATTTCTGCTTGACTTTCTTTATTGTCGTTAAAAGCAAGTATGAATTTGCCCGCATTACTAGTGCCGGAAAATTTCTGTGCTATCTTCGTTTCTATTAATTGTCTTTCTTGTTGGTTAGGAGTTCCATTGTTAAAGTTAATTAACATTGATGGACTTAAACCATTCATAATGTTGTTGAGGTGGTAATTTGATACTTCTTCTTCAAGTTCTGCGTACTGTAAACCACCTTGGTAATCTACCGGTGAATAGTAATAGAAACCACTCTTGTATGGTTTGATGTAATATATCTCTATGCTTTCTTTACTCATTCCAAAAGCCGGAATTCTTAAAGGTTTGTCTGTTCTTTTAATATTTGCCCAATCATTATAATAATAATAAGCCGGAACGTTCCCATCTGCATCACATTTTTCTGCTCTTAATGTTTCAATAGGCATATGCTCTAACTGAACAATCTTGCTTCTATCCTTGTTGTATATGATCTGGATAGCACATTGCCCCATTAATTTTAAATCATAACAAGCTCTACGTACAACATCTTTTTTAAACAAAGAAACCATTTGTGCATACTCATTAGGTTTTTTATTGCTATCAGTAGCATTTAAACCTTTACCATAAATAGCTTGTGAGATACCATTTATAGCAGCATTGTTTGTTGGTGAACCATTATACCTATCTATAAGGAATTGAAAATAGTTATTATCAGCCCCGTATTCAATCCAATCAGCACCATTAACTTCTTTTACTTCCGGACTTGTATAAGTACTTAAATTTACAAAGCCAAACTCTGATACTTTTGTTTTGCTAAATTGTCCTTTTTCGTTTCTTTTTCTCATATTACAATATAGTCATTATTGAAACCATCGTATTCTGTATATTGGTCTTTAT